ATCAGGGAAAGGAACGATAAACCCAGCTATGTTTTGGACAGCTTATACGTTAACAACTGTCCCAGAGCAAAACGATATGGGTTCATGGTTCAACTGGGAAGTGTCTATGAAGTTTGATGCAAAGTCAGGTGGCGTCATAGAGAATTTAGAAAAAGGAAAAGAGCTTTATCTTGAAGCACGTGAATTTCGTAAGAATATTCAAAGTGGTGAAGTTAAGGTTTCTCCTGAATCCCCGAATGATGATGTAATGTAAAACATTATCTAGGAGAGAGATACAATTGTATCTTACTTCGGTAAAAGCCTAGTTCTGGCAAAAACCACCATCCAGTAAACAGCGTGGTCTAGGCTTTTATTAAATTAGAAAGGATTGAGGATGGACGTTAAAAAATTTATGGATTTGTT